CTAGGTGCGTGGTGTAAACCTCGTATACGTATGTTTTAGCGTCTGCCATTGCATCTCCTATCGTCGGTGTTTCCACCATAGGGCATTACTGTGGCAGTTCGGTGAATACCCTCTGAAACGCTTGTTTTACAAGGTTTGGTGCGTCAGCCATCTGTGGGTTTATCTCCACGTGTAGCCAATCGCCACCCGGTGCGCCGTGTATCTCTGGTTTGCTGTACGACTTCCATGCTTGACGATCACAACGCCAACCACGCCCAAACGCTTTAGGAAAATAATCAAGTACGCACTCCACGCCTAACTCGTTTGCGTTGGCTAACACAATGTTGATAAACGCAATTGTTGCTTTGCGGTTTGCTGTCGGTTGTTTCTCTGACGGCCGATATGACAGGTCAACTGCTCGACCAGTGGCATGAACACTTAATGACTCAGAACCCCTTTTCGGTCTAACGCCGTATGAGCCGTTATTCCAGAACGCGCCACCGCCATGCTTTATTGCTTGCCGTATCCATTCATCCATGCCTGCACGTGGGCCTGCAGCTGCACCGTCACTGTTACCTGTGTATGGCTTAGAGCCAATGACTTTAGGGTTGGCTGGTAGTACTGCCATCAGCAGGTTTTCTCTTAAGGCCGTTAGCGGCAACTAGACCAGACAACGTGCCGGTCATAAACACGGTAAGTGTTGACAATAAATCTATAAATTGTGCATCGTTTGGTGATTGCTCTAACGGTTGGGTTACAAACAGCAGGCCGTAAACAAAACCAATAACTGTGATTGCAAATGTCACTGCAATTGTGCAGCCAACAAACACAATCATGCGTGCGTGTAGGTGCTCAATCTCTGATCGTTCTTTAGTCATTGGCAAGCCTTTCACATTGTTGAATAGTCGAGCAGCGCTTGAGCGCGGTGTTGCGTACTTTTAATGGTGCGTTAGTTCGTGTTGTTTCGCAAGCGGTCAGGATAAACGCAAGCATCACGCTAAGAATTAGGCGTTTCACTTAGTGGCGATACAAACTCGCCGTACTCACCAATAGACGGATTAAACAAAAATTCTACGCCCGCGTAAGTACCTCTAAAATTACCGTTGTAACTTGTTTGCAGCCAATCACCTGTAAGACCAAGTGACGCGATAAACGCTTGTCCTACTGGCTCGCTTGCTGGAAATGGCAAATCATCGCAATCAGCATTTGCAATGACAATGACTTGTTGAACTATGCCGTTATCTACTTGTGCAAAATGTGCCATGTTTATACCTTGAACCTTATGTAGACGATTCCTGAACCACCTTCGCCGCCAGCCGTGTTAGCACCGCCTGCGCCGCCGCCGCCTGATGCGGTGTTTGCTGCTGCTGCCGATCCTGCGACATTGCTTCCACCTGCGCCACCGATTGATGATCCGCCTGCGCCACCTGTGCCAGTTGATCCGCCGCCGCCGCCAGCCGCCTTATATAACGCTGAACCTGCAATAAAAGCGCTGACATCGTAACCAGCGCCACCTGCACCGCCTGTTGTTCCTGAACGGTTGCCCCCTACTGCGGTTGATCCGCCGCCGCCGCCGCCCTGTGGCGTGCTTGCTGTAGAACCATTACCGCCAGCAAAACCGCTAATGCTTGGCGCCATTGATGTTGCACCAGTAGAGAAAATTGCGTAAGCGTCTTCGCTAACACCGCCGCCGCCTGAACCGCCGCGTGCAGGGCCACCAGAACGAGAGCCGAACCAATAGCCGCCGTTACCACCGCCAGCAACCGACAATGATCGAGCGGTGTTATCAATGCTTGATGAGTTTCCACCGTAACTAGACGCGCCACCTGCACCGATAGTTATTGTTGTGTTTGCAGATAAATAAATTGTGCCTTGTGCAATACCGCCTGCACCGCCGCCACCGCCGCCATTAGATGCGTTTACCTGACCGCCGCCGCCGCCGCCTGAACAAATTAGATAATCAAATAGACCAGATTTACTTACTGTTAACAAGCCGCTTGCGGTAAAAGTAAGAAGCGTGTAATTGACGCCGCCAACCGTAATGCTTGAAGAAGATCCACCTGTTGCGGCGCCGTATGAAGCACCGCCACCGCTAAAAAAAGTAGCAGCACTAGCACTAGTGAAGAGAAGCGTGCCACCCCCATATTGTGCCAATGCTAAAGATCCCGATGTCGTGACTGTTGCCGTGCCAGCAGTAACCGTGCAAGTGCCAGCACCAGCGTTGTAAATAAACACACTGTCACCAGCTGCAAAGATGCCTGTGTTTACTGTGACGGTCGTGGCGGATGCGTTTGTCATTTGGATGCGCGTACCGACATCACCTACAGCAAGTGTATAACTAGCGGTCTTAGCCGATATAGGCAAAGTAGTAATTGCGTTTAGTTGTGCTGCGGTGAGCACCGTGTTTGCTACAAACGGGAAAGGCGTAGTCATAGTTGCACTTTATCCTAACCGAGCGCGTTACTGGTAGATAGCACACCAAACGTAATGTCATCTAAAATAAACTGGTCAAGAATGACGGTTGCTGATGTCCACAAGGTCATGCGGTGGCCTGTGTTCATGTCAATGACGTGATCTATGCCCTCAACGCTTAAGTCTTGATTGACGCTTAACGGTGTGCCAGATGTAAAAGTTTTGGTTACTGACACGGTTTGACCAATCTCAATTGGTGCTAACGCCGTTTTTTGGGCATCGGTCAGGCTGGCAAATGTGGTTGACACACTGGTAAAACGTGGGCGCGGTTGCGGATACAGCAAGTAACTGGCAAGCGTGGCAGCTTGTGCGTCACTGCTGAGCAGGCTGTCTGTGATTGCCTCAGTTTGCGTAAAGTACTCTGCAATTGAGGTTGCGTTGCTGGCGTTTTGTAGCGTGCCGCCAGACTCAATAGTGACGTTGGCATTGTTAATTACTGTTTGTTGGTCAAACTCTACAAACACTGCGTCATACGGTGTGGCTGTGCCAGTGTCATTAAACGTGGCTGTAGCCGGCTCAAGGGTTGTGCCTATGCGTTCTTGCGCGGTCAGCACGTTTTCTCGATCACAGAAAATGCGGCCTTGCTCGGCCTGTTGGATGCGGTTTATGTAGGCGTTTACGTTTGTGCCGCTAGGAATGGTGTAAGCGCCTAGCGTGGTCACTGGCGAGGCGGTAAGGCTTGTAGCGCCTGTGTAGTTTGCAGCGCTTAAAACGGCTGTAATGCGCTCTGATGAAGTTTGGCTAGTAGTAGCCGTTTCGGGCAAATTGCCCTGTGATAGCACATAAGTGTTATCTGCCGCCGCAATGTTGTAGGTGGTCATGCCAGCCATGTTGTAAGTCTGGTTAAACGTGGTCACTACGCCTGTAAAAAGGTACTCACCGTTGCGACTTAACCTGATCGGGCGCAATGGCGCTAAACCCGGCTGATCTGTCAACGTGTTGTAATACACGCTAGATGTGTTTAGCGGGTCATAGTCACGGTTGCCTACTGGCACGCTAATTGACACAAACATTGTGCCCGGTCCAAATACGTCTAACGGTTTATGACGGCCTCGACTAATAGTAATTAACTGTGCGACATCTGTAATGTCGTTAAAGTCCTCGCCGTCACCATCAAGTACGTCAGGGCCGTCTAACTGTGACTGGTCTAAATAAAAGGCTTCGCCGTCATAACCGCTAGACAACTCTAAAAGGTATGTGCCACCAGTGATAACAGTTGAGCCGGGCATAACTAAAACTCTGCAAAACGCACAGGGCCGTAAACCTGTGTGTATTGATTTATTGCGTCAACAACAGACTTGCCTATTTCGGCGCTAGTTGAGATACCGCCAGACACGTTAATTGTTACATTACCGCCAGTACGCGCCGCAATACGTTCAGCGTTACCAAATGTTGTAAGCGCGTTTAGTCCGCCGCCAAAGCCCGGCCCTTGACTTGCACCGCCACCGCCACCGCCACCGCCACCGACACTTGCCATAGGTGCACTAGGGCTAGGCATAGACGGCATAGCCGGCATACCTGCAAGCACTTGGCCTACACCGCCCTCACGCGCTGCACCAGACCCAACAGCCGCTGCAGTGCCGCCACCTATTCTGCCTAAGTCAAGTGACGGCAATGACGGGATGTCGCTAAATGGGTTGATCAGGTTCATGCCTCGAATAATCAGGTTTATTGCAGAAATGTAGGCGTTGGCAAAAGTCTCAAAACCGCTGATTAGGCCGTTGAGCACGCTGTTAACAATGTTGCGGAATGTCTCAAAAGTTTTGTACGCGTAAATAACGCCAACTACCAGTGCTGCAATACCTGCTGCAATTGCTGTAAATGGGTTAAGTGCCATTGCAAAGTTAACTGCCAAGATCGCTACAGATATTGCGGTGATTGCGGCGGCAATAGCCAAAAATGCTTGTGGGTTTTTTTGTGCCCAGTCAGCAAACTTTTGCAACACTGGCAACACTGCTTGAACTACTGGCAACAAGGCTGCACCAATTGACTCTGTAGTTTCGTCAAGCGAGTTTTTAAGTATCTTAAATCTGCCTGCAGCCGTGTTTGCTGCCGTTGCAGCAGAGCCACCAAACGTGCCGCCAAGTACGTTCATTACGTCATCGAGCGTTGCGCCGTCTTTGATCATGGCTTTAATCTCTGGTGACAAGGCTTGTAGGCCTTTCATGTTGCCGCCATACGCCTTAGCCAGCGCCTCAGAAACCTCAGCAAGCGACTTGTTAGACCCAATAGCAATATCTTGTGCAAGCGACAATGCCTCTGTTGCTGTAGCAATGTCCTTTGTACCAGTCACAAGTACAGCCAATGCCGGGCGTAGTTCGCTATCAGCCGTGCCAGTAGCCCTTGACATAGCGCTAATCATGTCCTCAGTCGCTTTAACTTGTTTCTCTGTAGCGCCAGTGACATTGCCTAAAGTCAACGCAAGTTGTGCAGCCTGTGCCTCATCCTCTGCAGCTGCAGCCACCGCAGCACCAAGAGCAGCAGTGACCGCACCAAGCGCAGCAGCAGCAGGAACAGCAGCCTTCTTAATTGCAAACTGTGCTTTTTCGCCAACTGTTTCTAGTTGCTTAAATTGCTTGAGCGCTTTGTCAATGCCCTTGCCGTCAAACTCTGAGATGATAGGTATAGACAGCATTACATTGCCTGCCTAACGGTGCGTGCAGTGTCCAAAATCATCTTTTCCATTTGCGTTTCTATGCCTCGCCGCGCTTTGTACACGGCAGGCCCAATTAAGCGTGTTCGACCAGCGCCAACAAAACCTAACTGATCGCCTAAACGGTTTGCGTTAGCACGGCCAGCAGTCTCAAAGATCGCTGTTGCAGGGTCTTTTTGCTCAATCAGGATTACGCCTACAGCATTGCGCCGGGTGTCAATACGCAACTTGACACCGCTCTTGGCTTTAGCCACGCTAAACGGAAACAACTGACGGCCTCGACTAGACCACTTGTATGCCATACCAGACAACGGCACTTGCGTGTAAACGTCTTTTGCAGCGTTAATGGCTGGCTGTGCAATCTCGTTGGCTTGCGCTCTAAAGTCTTTTTGCAGTTGTGGGTCAATCTTTTTCAGTGCGTTAATAGTTTCTTTTACGCCTACCACAGAAATCGTTGTGTTGACCGTCATAGAAACTCACCTATTCTTGTTGTTCTTTTCTATAACACTAATCACCGTGACTAGGTCGCGCGTGTCAAACTCGATGTGCGTTGGCCACCATCCTACTGCTACCAGCATTTCTGCTAGTTGTCTTCGGTAAGTGCCAACGCTGTAGGGTTTGGGTTTGTCTCATCAACTGAGGTCAAATCCATGTTGGGATGCTGTTTAACCCATTCGCGCCATGTGTCTGGCACAGTGTCACCAGCCAACTTGCATAGATGGTATGCCCAGCAAGCAATGTCGCTGTAACCAATGCCTTTACCGTCTGAAACTTTGCGGTTTTCTAGTTTTTCCCATTCACATACCACAAACATATTTGTGATCATGGTGCGTGTGCCGCGACCGTCTTGTAGGTCTAATTCTAATTTGACTTTCATGTGCCTGCTTTCGTGTCGGGCCGTTGCCGGCTGTTTTTAAGACGTTGCGACTGAGTAAACGCCACCAGTAAACGTGATGTCAATTGTGTCTAGCGCGCCTAGTGCGGCGTTCACAATTGGCAAGGTTTCTAGGTAGCAGCCTGTGAGCGTTGAGATTGGGTTTGTTGCGCTGGTTGCAGCGCTGGTTGGTTTGATTGTGACCGTTGTGGATGTGCCAACAAGTGCAGCCAAAGTTGCGTAAGTCTCTGTAGCGGCAAAACTGTTGTACATCGTCAAAGTCAATGTGCTGTTTTCTAGGCCGCCAACATAAACGCGTGCGGTTTTGCCAAAAGATGTGCTTTCCAAAGCCTCGATCACGCGAGTCAAGGTTGATGCGCTGGTCTGGTCTGTGAGGTCAACGGCATTAACCGTGACTACTGGGTTAGATAGGTAGGTGCTGGTAGCCATGTGGGTTAAATCTCCTCGTTGGGTTCTGTACTAGTTTTAGCAGGTTTTTTAGGTTTAGGTGTGGATTGCTCAACAATGAAACCGCCAGACAGTAGCGCTGCCACGTTGATGCCGTCAGCTGGCACGTATGGGTCTCCGATTATGCCAAGTTTTGTAGATGCAATTGTGTAGATCATGCGGTCTGTGCCTGCACTTTTACTGTTAGGTCATAGCACGGAAACGATGCGCCGCCGATGTCAATAGATGCCGGCTGACCAGATAGCACGATCACTTTAGATGCCAACACCAATGCGACAATGCTTAAAATTTCGCGCAACACTGGCAGACCTGCAGGGCCAGAGCCAACAACTTTAAGCGGGAAATCCATAGTCACAATGTTGCCGTTACCGCCGTATGTAGTAAAACTTGGCGCTAAAAGGAAAACGCAATTGGGAACTAATCGTGTTGGGTCAGTGACCACGCGCAAGCCGCTTACGGCTGTCAGCGTGGCTGCTACATCGTCTATGGCCTCGTTTAAGAGGTCTGTGTACGGTGCAGGCATTAGGCAACCGCTGGTCGGGGGATACCCAACA